TTGATACTCTTCAAGATAGTATATTGATCGCTTCTTATGGAACATGTTCAACTGGTATTAATATAAAGAACATACATAACATCGTATTTTCTTCTCCGTCAAAATCAGTTGTTAGAGTTTTGCAATCAATTGGTAGAGGATTGAGAAAATCAGATACAAAAACTCACATGTCTTTATATGATATCGTTGATGATCTTCGATATAAAGCATATAAGAACCACACATTTAATCATTTCATAGAGAGATTAAAAATTTATGAAAATGAAAAATTCCCATTTAAGTTGATACATCTTAATCAAGATTGATAAATACTAATGGAGGTCATTATGGATTTAGACTACAAGATCTTTAAGTTGAAAAGTGGTGAAGAGATAATAGGAATGATCGATAGTCAGGACGATATGACCATTAAAATAAGTCGCCCAATGATCGTAAAATCAGTTCTTATGGTTGATAACTCAGGTTATCCAAAAGAAGTTATGATCATGCGTAATTGGCTTGAACTTACTGATGATCTGGATGTTCAATTACCAAAAGATCATATTGCAACGACATTAAATCCTGCAAAGGAAACTGTTTTTCTTTACGAAAAACAAAAAATGCGTGAAGATGAAGAATATCTTTTTAAGCAAATGGCATCTGATTTAACTCCAAAACTTCCTCCTGATTTAGGAATGAGTGGAATAAATTCACATATGATGAATATGATCCAGAAGAAAATGGAAGAAGAGCTTTTTGGTAAGAAAGATTCAAAAGAAGAAGATACATCCACTCCCGAATCACCAGATAAAAAACCAAATATGGTTGGAATGTTTTTGTTTTTCCCATCTGATATAATCGCAGATCTCATTGATACTGGTGTTTTGGATCCAGAAATGTTTGCAGAGATAATGGATGATGGGGATCTTCTTATTCCAGAGATGGAAAGAATGAGTGAAAAAGAACTTAAGGAGTTTGATCTGAGCGATTGGCCAGATGATCCAACCAAACTTTTTCAAGATAATAACGAAGATAACTCTGAAGAAGACTCAGAGGATACTTAAAGTACTTTATAGTATCTAATAAGTATATTTTTCCTTGTCCATCGCGTACACGCTCATTGTAACACCAAATCCAATTCTGTCAATACCCCCCTTGCTCTTATATTATTTGGACGTATAATATTGTGATGAAGAAAAAGAAACAAAATAAAAAAGAGTCAGAACAAGATGATGACGATTTAGGATTCGATGATTTTGCTATTTTGGAAGAAATAGAAAAACCAACAACCAAAGGTCATTATATCGACAATCCAAAATTTAATGCTGAAATGACCAAATGGATAAAAAAGGTAAGAACAGCAGAAAAAAATGGCAAGAACAGGCCACCAGTAACTGATTACATAGCCGAATGCTTTTTAAAGATTGCTGAACATCTGTCGTATAGACCAAATTTTATGAACTATCCGTATAGGGAAGAAATGGTGGGGGATGGAATTGAAAATTGTTTAATGTATGCTCACAATTTCAACCCAGATAAATCATCAAACCCCTTTTCTTATTTCACGCAGATTATATACTATGCTTTCTTGAGAAGAATAGAAAAAGAAAAGAAGCAGTCTTATGTAAAATTTAAGGTTATGGAAGAAAACGCCGACAGTAAATTTTACAAATGGTTTAAGGAAAATTACTTCGAAAAAGAAGGAAAGCCAGAATTATCAGAAGTATTTAATTTGACTGAGCGTGATGTAGAAAGATTTGAAGAAAAGGCCGGAACTGGCAAAAAGAAGCCAAGAAAAAAGAAAAAAAGTTCAAATAGGGGTTTAATGTGAAAGTAGCAGTAATAAACGACACTCACTTCGGAATCAGAAATGATTCCGAATTGTTTTTAAACTATTTCATAGATTTTTTCAGAGATCAATTTTTTCCTTATCTTCAGGAAAATAATATTGATACAGTCTTACATCTCGGTGATTTCTTCGATAGAAGAAAATATGTAAATTTTAATACTCTTAATCGTGTTACAAATGAAATCTTGATTCCAATGAAAAATATGGGTATCAATATCCATTGTCTAGTTGGGAATCATGATACCTATTTTAAGAACACAAACAGAGTAAATTCTGTTTGCCAGTTACTTTCTCAATATGACAATATCAAAACATATGGAGAATTTGATGTCATTAATATCGGAGGAACTGATATTGCAATGGTTCCTTGGATTAATGATTCGAATGAAAAGGATATTGTAAAGCAACTCAAAAAATGCAAAGCTGCTATTGCATGCGGCCACTTTGAATTGACGGGATATGAAGTACTTCGTGGTGTAAAATTTGATGGTGGTATGTCGGATGAAATTCTCAATAAATTTGAATTAGTTTTATCTGGCCATTTTCATTTGAAGTCATCACACAAAAACATTTGCTATCTTGGAACTCAATATCAAATGTTGTTTTCTGATATTAATGAAGCAAAGGGTTTTCATGTATTTGATCTAGAAACTAGAGAACTAGATTACATTCAAAATAGAAATTGCATTTTTCATAGGATTTTTTATGATGACAGTGCAACTCCAAAGATAGACAAGATGGATTTTTCTCAGTATGAAAATAAGCTAGTAAAAATTATCGTACAAAGAAAAACAAATCCTGCCACATACGAAAAATTTATAGATGGCATCAATTCTGCTAATGTACATGAAATTTCTATCGTAGATGAAACATTCGTACCAGATGATTCTACGGAAGTGGCAGATCTAAGTGTAGATACACTTTCTTTCATAGAAAAAGAAATCGATCAGCTTATTGATGTTAAGAACAAAGACGAATTAAAGAAAATGATTCATGACATTTATTTTGAGAGTCTAGATAATGATTAAATTTACTAAGTTAAGATTTAAAAATTTTGGTTCTTTCGGAAATAATTTTACTGAAATTGATTTTGGTAAAAAGGGAAATTATCTAGTCTCCGGTAAAAATGGAGATGGAAAATCTTTTGCCTTTCTTGATGCTATCACTTTCGGTTTATTCGGTGTTCCTTTTAGGAATATCAACATTCCTCAGTTGGTAAATAGCATTAACAAGAAAAACTGTGTAGTTGAGGTTGAATTTGATATTGGAATGACCAAGTATCTAGTCAGACGAGGCTTATCCCCAAAAATCTTTGAAATTCACAAGGATGGAAAGCTGATAGAACAAGCAGCAAAGACTAAAGAATATCAAGAGTATCTTGAGAAGAGTATTCTTAAGATGGGATATAAGTCTTTTACACAGGTTGTAATTCTGGGTAAATCTTCCTTTGTTCCGTTTATGCAACTCTCTGCTGCGGATAGAAGAGAAGTTATTGAAAATGTGCTAGATATTGGTATTTTTAGCTCTATGAATTTGGTTCTAAAGGGGAAAATTTCCCAGCAGAAAGAGTTTATTAAGCAAAAAAAGACCGATTTATCCACAATTCAAGGAAAAGTCGATGTTTTGGATAAAAATAAGCAAGATTTGGAAAAAAAGAAGCAAGATATAGAATCTAAACTCCAAAATAGGCTAAAAGAGATAGATTTGCTTATCTTGGAAAACACTACCATCACCGAGCAATTAGAGACAGAATTGGAGGCCAAGGAGGCCGTCCTAGCCACTTTTGCCGAGACTAAGCTGACCAGCCTACTGGAACTTAGATCAAGCCTAAAGGCCAATCTAGAGGCATTAACGGAAGATGTCGATTTTTACGAAAAAAATAAGGTATGTCCTGCATGTAAACAGGACATAACTGATGGCCATAGAACTGAAATTTGCTCCACAAAAAATGCAAAAAAGAACGAAATTGACTCTGCTATAGAAAAAATAAACACAATGGTTCAAGAGCAAAAAGCAATTGAAACCTCCAAAAGAAATGTCGAAAAAGAAATAACTACTATTAAGAATGATCTTAGGCAACTAAAACAAACAATAACAAACCTTGAAGATCAAAAGAAGATTTATGAAAAAGAAGCGAAAATTGATCTTGTGGATACTATCGAAAAAATTACAAACGATATTTCTTTGCTCAAGAAGGAAGCTAAGGCTTGCCAACGAAGCTTGGATAAACTTTATATTGAGAACGAAGATTTAGAGATTCTTTCTGGTCTTTTGAAAGATAGCGGAATCAAGACCAAGATTATTCGCCATTATCTGCCATTAATGAACCAGATCGTGAATAAGTATTTGTCGAAT